AGGTGTTATGGCTGGTACAGGAACACCTTCTAACTCTGGTGGAGCAGTGAATGTGACTGTAAATGTTGCTGGATCTGTAACTGCAGAGCAAGACTTAGTTACAACTATCAGAAATGGACTCTTAACGGCACAGTACAACGGTAACTCAATAACATTAGAGGCTATCTAACATGGCGTTACCAGTTGTAGGTGTAGAAATTGACTTCTCAAGTGGACCATCTTTTGGTTATCCATTTATTTTAGATAACCCTAATTTTGGTAAGTTGGATGTTAATATTCTTGCAGATGGCCCATTAGACCTTGTTGATATTACTGACAAGGTTAGAAGAGTATCTACTCGTAGAGGTCGTAACCGTATTCTTTCTCAGTTTGAGGCTGGAACTGCGACGGTAACATTAAATGATCCTGATTCATGGTTCAATCCACAGAATACATCATCACCTTACTATGGCAAATTGCTACCTCTTCGTAAAATAAGAATATATGGAACGACACAATTAGGCTCACAATCAGTTCAAGTTCCAATATTTTCAGGATACATTACTTCTTTTGATACAAGTTTTTATGTTGGTACAAATGAAGATGCTACTGTTACACTACAATGTGTTGACGGATTCCGTTTGCTAACAAATGTTTCTACTGAAATACCTCCAGTTCCAGGCTGTACAACCCTACAACCATCTGGAGTAAGAGTAGAAAATCTACTTTCTTTTGGTGGATTCCCTACATCTATGATGGAATTAGATGTTGGTGACTCTATTATGCAACCAGATCCAGGTGGAAATAGATCTATCTTGGCTGCTATTCAGACAGTTGAGCAATCTGAGTTTGGTGCATTTGTTATGACCAGACAAGGCAAAGCAAGATTTATTGATCGTACAAGCGTAAGTTTATTGGCAGATGTTCCTCCATTGCAATATTCAGACATGACGACAGGACCAACAATATATCCTTATTCTAATGTTGACTTTGCATTTGATGATCAACTTATTCTAAACGATGTGTCTATTACAAGATATGCTCCTGAAGGAACAATTCCTGCTCCAGTGCCTCAAATTGTAACAAGTCAACCAAGTATTGATTTATATTCCTATAAGTCAGGTCAAAGAACAAACCTATTGGTTACAACAGATGCTGAGGCTTTAGATCAAGCACAGACTCTTGTTGCTGCTCGTAAGGATGCTACATTAAGAATTGATTCTATGAGTTTGAACTTAAATTCTGACATTGATGAGTTAAATACCTTGCAGAATTTATCTTTAGATATCTATTCATTAATCAATATTGAAAAGTCCATGCCTGGAGGCAGTAGTGTTATTCGTGAGTTATTCGTTCAAGGAGTTAATCACGATATTAGTCCAGGGCAATGGAATATCAGAGTCTATACAGCAGAACCAATTATCCAAGCATTTATTCTTGATTCCGCAACTCAAGGTATACTTGGATTAACAGATCCACCTAATAACAATGCATTAACTTACTAAGAAGGAGAATAACATGCCTACAGGCAGTCCAAACGCTGGTTACAAGACCTTTACAACAGGCGATGTATTAACAGCAGCACAGGTACAGTACTACCTACAGAATCAGTCAATCATGTACTTCGCTGATGCTGCAGCCAGAGATGCTGCCCTTACAGCAGGTATTCGTCAAGAAGGTATGTTTGCTTATCTTGCTGATACTAACACAACAGTCTATTATGATGGCTCAGCATGGCAGTCATTTGGTACTGGCGATGTGACAGGTTTAACAGCAGGAGCAGGTATTACCATTACTAATCCATCTGGACCTGTACCAACAATAGCCATTTCAACTGGTGCAACACTAACATCACCAGAAGAAACAGTAACAATTTCTGGAACAGCAGCAACTGGAGCGATAAATGTTGATGTTCTTACTTCTGCTGTAAATATTCGTACATCTAATGCTTCAGGTAACTGGACACTAAATGTTCGTGGAGATGGTTCAACAACCCTTGATTCATTGATGGCAGTAGGATCACAGATTTCTGTAGTATTTGAAACACCAAATGGTGCAACTGCTTACTATCCAACTGCATTTAGTGTTGATGGGTCTGCAGTAGTTCCTAAGTGGTTAGGTGGAACAGCACCTTCTTCAGGAAATATCAATTCAACAGATGTTTATGTTTACACAATTAGAAAAACAGGGGCTGCCACATTTACTGCTATTGCCTCACAAAGTAAGTTTGCTTAATAACTAATAAGGAGTAAAAGTGAGTCCATTACAGCGTTTTCCAAGTGGAATAGGTGTGCATCTTAGACTTGTACCACCACCACCTCCACCTCCTGTAACACCTCCCGTTACTCCTCCCGTTACTCCACCAGTCACTCCTCCAGTGACTCCTCCAGTGACTCCTCCAGTAACACCACCTGTCACACCACCTGTGACTCCACCTGTAACACCTCCAGTAACCCCACCTGTTACTCCACCTGTTACTCCTCCAATTCCAGTCACTCCACCTGTAACGCCTCCTGTTACACCACCAGTGACACCACCAGTGACACCACCAGTGACACCACCAGTGACACCACCAGTTACGCCTCCTGTAACTCCTCCTGTCACGCCACCAGTTACTCCGCCAGTTACACCTCCTGTAACTCCGCCAGTAACACCTCCTGTAACACCTCCACCTCCATTCCCACCTTACACAGGTCTCTGTGAAGAAGCATCTCCATATGTAGGTTGCGATGGAGTATTTGGAAGTTGTGGATTCTGTGGTGCTTAACATGGAATCTGATACAATGATACTAATAGAAGGAGCAACATGTACGCTTGCGTAGTAAAAAATAGCGAAGGAACTTGGGATATTTGGAACTTTGCTACTTATGGAAATGAAAAAGACTATCCTAATCTAAAGTCAAGACAAGAACGACTTGCAAAGGCTATGGAAAGTGGTCTTCCAATTACTTCAATGGTTCTTACTCCTTATGAGCACTCTGGTATGCCTGGTGCAATTTTTGACGGGACAAAGTTTACTGGTGGAGAAAGATCATCAGTAAGACCAGAAGCAGATTGGACTGCAATACACTACTATGGATATCTATGCGACAATATGGTAATTTATGGAGTTATTACAGTAGCAAATAGCAAGCAACACCTACAATGCGAAGCAATCTTTGATGGTGAAACAACAATAGTAAACATCCCAGATGAGTTAAATCCTAAAGTTGGAGATACCTGGGATGGAGAAAATCTAATAAAGAAGTAAGAGACAAACGGGGCCAAATGTCTAAATGGGAAGAGTGGAAGAAAGCACAAGGTGAAACAAGACCTTGGCATCTTTTGGATCATAGTAAATTGGTAGATGACCCTAAAATAACAGAAAATAGAATGGAAATATGCAAAGAATGTCCATTTTACTTTAAGGCCACTACTCAATGCAAAAAATGTGGATGTGCTATGGCTCTTAAAACTAAATTAGAAGCAGCAGCATGTCCAATTGGAAAGTGGTAGAAATGAAAGAGTTAGCACCAGGAATAGTCGTATTTGACAATATATTTCCAGATTCTATGGACTTCATAAAAGAAATTGCTCGTCAAGATATACAATGGAGACCAGCAGAAGTTGGCATAGATGATAAAACATCTGGAGTAAAAACTTCAGCAAGAGACACAGATATTATTGTGCTGCAAGATACTCCTGATATTTTGGGAGACCTAACAAGATCATTTCGTAGTCATATGATGCCATGTCTAAACGAATATAGAAATCTTTACGGTGCAGGCATTGAAGAGTATCAAGATCCACAACTATTAAGATATGGTCTTGGACAAAAGTTTATTGATCACATTGATGATTCTCCAAGACTTACTCGCAGAATTTCTCTGACTTATTATCTAAATGATGATTATGAAGGCGGAGATGTAGAGTTCAGAAGATTTGGACTCAGATTTAAAGCACAAAAGAATCAACTTCTTTTATTTCCATCTAACTTTGTATATAACCACCAAGTTCATCCAGTTACAGATGGACTTAGGTATGTAATTGTACAATGGATGGCATAAACAACTAACCTGAAGGGGTATAAATGAATAACTCACCAATTGATTTATCATTGATTGAACAAGCAAGGGCTGAGAATAGAATACATATTTTTCATAACCCATTCCCAGAATTACCTTCTTGGGACACTATTTTGAATGTTATTGCAACATATGTAGAAATAGATAAAGAGAAGTTTCCAGACAGATCTTATTTAGACACAAAGAACTTGGATGAAGAATATCTAAGTTTTGATCTAAAATGCAGATTCTGGTCAAGACTTGCATTTCAACTAAATGATTTAGATGATCCATATATGGAGATAATCCCAGAACTAAAGCCAGTTACTGAGTTTGGTCTATCTATTTATGATAAGGAAATCTACACAAATAACTTTGGCCTTGTAACCTTTATGAAGAACAAGGGTGTTGTTGGAAATAAGCATCATGACCTTGTTGATCAGTTTCAATGGGTAGTCAAGGGTGAGATGATTTGGCGAACAGGCGATAACCTTGAGAATGAATATCATGTTAAAGAAGGCGATTTCTTGTTTATTCCTAAGTTGTTAGTGCATGAAATTGAGACATTTAAGGCTCCTCGTGCTTGCATCAATTTAGCAATCAGGAACTAAGATGTTTGACGCTATCACTAAAGAAAACTTTATTTCTAAAGAAGACTGCCAATACCTTATTGATGCTGCAATTGCTTCAGATTTATGGGAAAACGGTGGGCATGAATTTTGGAATAATCGTATCCTTAATTACTTTAATATGAAAGAATACGATAAAAAAGCGGCAGAAATAATGTTAGATGCCAATATTAGATGTAGCAATGTTATTAGGAATAACTATGCATTTCCTGAAATATACTCTGATACCCTGCAAATTGTAAGATGGTTCCCAGGAATGGAACAACCACCACATGCAGACGATATGACTAACACAGATATCAAAGGACTTGAGCACAGAGCGTTTGGATCAATTATTTATCTAAACGATAATTACGAAGGTGGTCAAACATACTACCCAAACTATAACATAAGCATTACTCCACAGGCTGGAAAACTTGCAATACATCCAGGAGATCCAGACCACCTGCATGGAGTAACCAAGATAGAAGGTGAAATTCGTTATACGATTGCCTCGTTTTGGACCTCTAATAAATATCAAGGCCAGAACTGGCATAAGGAGTAACATATGAGCATAGAGCAGTGGGCAGGCTTTATTGTATCTGCAATCTCAATAGCAGTAGCATTCGTAGGAGCAGTTAGATGGTTAGTCAAGCACTATCTAAGCGAACTGGTCCCAAATTCTGGGAAAAGTCTTAAGGACCAAGTTACCAGACTTGAGGAAAGAATAGATCAAATAATGATGATTCTAATTGAATCAGATAAGCCAAAGAGAACAAGGAAGAAAGCAGAGTAATGCAAAAATCTCAAAATGGATGGCCTGCATCAAAAGATCAGGCTGAAATTGGTATAAAGATGTTCATTATTCCAGGCACTGAGACTAAAATAAGATGCCAGAAACAAGCAGGAAAGATCTTAGCAGCATTTGCAGGTGAATTTAACGCTCAAGTAGAACGCATTGAGGGTGGAGTGTTTGATGATTGGTCATACGCCTATAGAGATGTGAGAGGTAGTGATTCTGTTTTGAGTAATCACTCTTCAGGTACTGCCCTTGATTTAAATGCAACCAAGCATCCATTAGGCAAAGAAGGAACCTTCACAAAAGTGCAGGTAAAGAAAATAAACGAATTATGTGAAAAGTACGGTATTAAGTGGGGCGGAAATTACAAAGGCAGGAAAGATGAAATGCACTTTGAAATTACTGAAACACTTGATGAAGTAAAAGCAAGAATAAATAAATTAGGACTATAAAAGGAGTACTAATGGCTAAGGCAAAAATAGTAAAATCAAATAAGGAAAAGGCAATTGCAATGGCTCAATCATGGGCAAGAGCATCTGTGGCATCAGTTGTGGCTCTATACATGTCTGGAATTACAGATCCAAAGGTATTGGCAAATGCATTTTTAGCAGGTCTATTAGGACCTTTGGCAAAGGCTTTGCAGCCTAACGAAAAAGAGTTTGGACGAAATTCCAAATAACTGGTAAAATTAATACTTAAGATCACAACGCTACACACACCTAAAGGGATATTTGAGCGATTCAGGTCTTAAAGGTGGCCCTGGAGTAATCTGGGGCCATTTTAACTTAAGAAAGGGATAGAGGAACAACCAAGGTCTGAAAGTCCGTTAAAACCACCGTAGAACCGTTTTAAAGGGCATTCTGAAGACAACTCATGGGGCTAATTCATGGGGCTAACCAAGGAGAATACCTATTTTAAACAAAAATACATTTATCGC